CTTAGACAAGTAAAGATTTTAAAGAGTATCCTCCCTACGGAGGCTTGTGGCTGCTGAACTAGTGTAGGTGGCTTGTGGAGAAGATGTGGAATGTTGCCACATCAACGTACATTAGCAGGTTAGCGTGGCTATGTACACAAATTATGGGTCGCACCTCTGGGAGGCAACAGAACTCCAAATTCTTGTTGAGTGAGGTTCAATTCCTTGTCGGCCCGCCAGTTTATATAAAGCTCACTTCCGAAAGGTTGTGGGCTGTTTTCGTTTTACGTGGCGAAAGAGGTAGCTCCTTTTCTGTACTATCACTACAGATAGCCACATTAATTTAGCCTGTGATAGAGGAAAATATGAAGAAATTAGTATATGGTGTAGGTATTAGTGAAAATGGAAAATTTAAACGGTCTATGACTGTTAACGGTAGGAGCCGCAAGACTCCTGAATATGAGTTGTGGAAGAACATGTTAGCCCGTTGCTATTCTCCAGTAATGCACAAACGCCGACCTAATTACATAGGTTGTACTGTCTCAGATAATTTTAAAAATTTTCAGTGGTTCGCAGAATGGTGTCAAACTCAGACTGGATTCGGTCTTAAGGATTACCAACTTGAGAAAGATATTCTTATAAAAGGTAATAAGCTTTATTCTGAACATACGTGTCGTTTTGTGCCAAACAGTTTAAACATGCTACTAACAAAATCTGATGCGGCTAGAGGTGATTACCCAATAGGAGTTCACAGTCATCAGAACGGGTATGTTGCACATTGCGGTAATACTGCTAGATCACGATCTACTAAAGGTAAAGGTTACATAGGGATATATTCTACACCAGAAGCAGCTTTTGCGGCATATAAGAAGCAAAAAGAAGAATTAATAAGAGCTGCAGCATTGGAACATAAGGATGTTATTTCTGCTGATGTGTTTGAAGCATTGCTACGCTACGAGGTAGAAATTACAGATTAATATAGGATCAAAGGATGAGTAAAAAGAACAAAGAGAAGACAGTCTTTGGCCCAAAAAGCGTTAAGCAGCAGATGGTTCTCACAGACGACAAAACGGACATCTTGTTGTGCGGAGGCGGTGCCGGGTCATCGAAGTCATATACTTGCTTATTAAAAGCTCTTAAGTACGTACAAGACCCAGCCGCTCGTGTGCTTATCGTCCGCGAGTCTTACCCGTTGCTAAAATTGCCGGGAGGGTTGGTGGACGAATCTCAACGCCTGTACCGACACTGGAATGCCGAATGGAAAGTACAACCTCTGACGTGGATTTTCCCTAACGGTGCAGAGATCAAGTTTGCGGCGATTCCTCAAAATTTACAAGAGTGGCAAGGTTTACAGGCCACACATATATTAGTAGACGAGGCTGCGACACAGACAGAAGAGTCTATTCTGTTCCTATTAAGTCGATTACGTAGTGGTGAGTGCAAAATTCACATGAACATTACAATGACGGCAAACCCTGATAGGAATTCTTTTTTGTATAACTGGGTTGAGTATTGCCTTGATCCAGAGACAGGAATTCCAAAGCCTGGTACAGAAAATATTACTAGGTATTTTATTAGTATAAATGGTTCTCTTAAGTGGGCCAACTCTATTGAAGAGCTGAAGGAAAGGTATTACACCGATCTTGGTGAATCAGGATTTAAACCTAAGAGTTTCAGGTTTATTCCTATGACGATCCTTGATAATCCTACACTCATGAAAAACAACCCGGATTATTATGCAAATCTCTTAGCGCAACCTCGTGTCAATAAAGACAGATACCTCTATGGAAGTTGGACAGCTAGACCGTCTAATAGCTCTTATTTCTCACGTAACTGGGTTGAATTTGTAGATAAGCCGCCTACTGATGTGGTTGCAAGGGTTCGTAGCTATGATATTGCTGCGACAGAAGTTTCTGAGCAAAATAAAGACCCGGACTGGACTGCAGGGGTGAAGATTTCACGAGACAAAGCTGGAATCTACTACATAGAGCACGTTGTTAGGTACAGAAAACAACCAGACGGTGTTCTAAGAGAAATCATAAAAATGGCGGAGATAGACGGGTTTGATGTACCTGTAACAATTCCTCGTGATGGCGGTGCTGGTGGAGTTATTGCTAACAGATTTTTTGTCAGTACCTTAACTGAAGCAGGTTTAATTGTCCGCTCTGTGTTGATGTCAGGGCACAGTGGAAAAGTGCAGCGTTTCTTACCGTTTAGTGCTTTAGCTGAAGCAGGCATGGTTAAAATTGTTAAGGACACTGAATCAGATCGTTGGAACGATGACTACTTAACAGAGTTAGAATATTTCACAGGAGGGAGAAATGAAAAGAACGATCAAGTCGATGCCACCAGTGATGGACTAAATACTTTGTGCAGACAAGTCACCATCCCAACATTCCGCATCCCCGACCTATCCCGACCAGACCCTGTACCTCGTGCGTAGCACACTTATTAACGTAAGTAAAGTTACTATTTGACAAAACTTCGACATTAGTTTATAATTAACTCAGTAAAGAATTAAACAAAATTTGGAGAATGCATGGCTGATCAATCCAGCACTAACGAGGCTGATTCTTCAGCCAATAACGCATCACTGTCACCAGATAGTGATGCTACTATACCACGAATTAGACTTAGTGAACAAGGGTATGTAGGGCTTAAAGTCTCTAGCGGACAAATCTTGGAAGAGGCGAATGTTCAATTTAGAACACCCTACTTCTTCCGTGTAAGAGAAGAAATGATAAACGATCCTACAGTTGCTGCAGGATTTAACGTTTATAAGATGTTCCTAGCTAGAGTTCCTTGGTGTGTAGAACCCCCTGTAGGCGCTACAGAACAACAGAAAGCTCGTGCCAAGTTTGTACAGCAGTGTATGACAGACATGGAGAATAGTTGGGGTAGTTTCATTAGTGAAGTTCTTACCTATCTAGAGTACGGACACTCCATCCATGAGAAAGTTTTCCGTAGACGTCTTAGAGCTAATGGCTCTCGCTACAATGACGGCTTAGTAGGATTACGTAAACTCTCCCCTCGTGCTCAAGAGACAATCGCTAAGTGGTACTTCTCAGATGACGGAAGAGACTTAGTAGCCATTGGACAATCTTTAAAGAATTTACAAGATTCTGGTAGAGTTGTTCCTACAGCTAATACTAACAAAGATGGCTTTATTGAGATTTCTCGTGACAAGTTCTTGTTGTTTGCAGCAGACGCTACTAAAGGTAATCCTCAAGGTAGGTCGTTACTGAAACCGATATATCTTGCCTATAAAAGAATGCAAATGCTTCAAGAGCAAGAGCTTACAGGTGTAGCTAAGGATTCTGCAGGTCTTCCTGTTATTCAGATTCCTCCTCAATATATGGCAGAAGATGCTGGTGAGGCTGAGAAGGCTGTTTACGAAATGACGAAAACTATCGTTGATAACCTTGCTAACGGTACTCAACGAGGGATTGTATTTCCAAAGCTCGTGGATACCGAAACGAAGCAAGAGATGTTTACGATTGATCTGTTAGATCGTAAAGGCAATCCTCAGTACGACATTAACGAGATTATTCGTCGCTATCAGCATGACATTCTTGTTGCGTTGAGTGTCGATGTTATCGCTATGGGGCAAGATAAGGGGGGTAGTTTTGCGTTGTCATCCGCCAAAACATCCCTTCTTGCTATCGCTCTTGATCACAGACTTAGGGAGATTGCAGACGTTCTTAACAACGATCTTATCCCGCAGATTTTTAGCTTGAATGGCTGGAGTGATACTGAACTTCCGAAATTCGTCCCAGGTGATTTAGATAACGTAGACATGTCTGACTTTAGCGCCTTCATTCAAAGAATCGGTGCAGTGGGACTCCTTGAGGTTGATAGACCGTTGCTTAATAAGATTCGTGAAGTTGGCGGTATTCCTCTCAAACCTGAAGATTCTCCGGTAGATACTGACAATCTGACAGGTAACGCAAGTCGATCTGGAGATGGGATGGCTGCAGGCAAGAGCGGTAATGGTACAGCAGATATCGGGGGAGATAGCTCTGGTAAGGATAACAGTGTTGCTAACAAAGAAAACGCACCATAAGGAGGCTTTATGCCAAAACACAGCCTTCTAAGGCTTGCAGCAGAGAAGGTGTGGAATCGTCCACATCTAATCTCGAAAGAAGGGTTCCAAGCAATCTCTTCTTATCTACATACCCGGAACGCAGGACTGTTAGATTTTCCTGACAATGAACCAAAAGCAGTACAGCCCACTTTCGATTCTAACGCTGGTATTGGGGTTATCACTATTCGTGGTCCTCTCAGTTATCGTACCACAGGATGGGAAGCAGCTTGCGGAGGTTTCTCTTACGAAATGCTTACAGAGCAAGCTTCAGAAATGATCGCAGCAGGCGTTAAGACGATTGTCATTGATGCTGATAGTGGAGGAGGCGAATGCTACGGCTGCTTTGAAAGTACGAACGAACTCCGAGCAATGTGCGATGCCGCTGGAGTAAAGCTGTACGGTTACATCGACGGACATGCTTGTTCTGCTATGTACGCAATCATCTGTGCTTGTGATGAGGTTGTTATCAATCCGTTTGGTGAAGCTGGATCAATTGGTGTACTGATCGCTCTTTACAATGACTCTGTAGCACTCAAGCAAGAAGGTATTGAAAGAGTTTTTATTACGGATGGGGCTAGTAAGATACCCTTCGATGCTGAAGGCGATTTCAGAGAAGAGTTCTTAGCAGACCTACAGACACGAGTTACAGAACTTGGTGATGCATTCAGGGAGCACGTTTCTAAATACACTGGTTTGTCCACTTCTGTGATCAAAGATACTCAAGCGAAAGTGTATTCGGCTAAAGACGCACTTGCTCTTGGTTTAGTTAACAAAATTATGACACGATCAGAGTTTGTGTCTTACATAACCGACTTACATAAAGGAAAAGCGTAAATGCTAGATAAATTTAAAAAACTCCTCGGCAACGCCGAGCCTCAAGAACAGCTTGAGCAAGTAATTGTAGAAGCTGTTGCAGATAATTCTAACGAAGCTCTCGCAAAGTTGCAAGCTGATTTTGATTCTTACAAAGCTGATGCTGAACAACTGCTGACACAAGCTACTGCAGAGGTAGCAGAACTAAAAACCAAGCTCGAAGCAGCTAATTCGGTTATCGCTGCAGCAGAACAAGCTAAAGCTATCGCAGAAAAGCAAGCTCTCGAAACAAAGATGGCAGCACGTAAGGAAAAGATCGTAGCTGCCATTGGTACAGAAAAAGCTGACGGATTGATGCTCGCAACTGAAGCATTGGATGACGCAGCATTTAACGCGGTGTTGTCCGCATTAGCAGGTTCGGTTGAGGCAGAAGCTTCCACTGAAATGTTCAAAGAAGTTGGTGTAGATGCGAAAGCAGAAGCCCCTAAAACAGACGCCGTATCCCGGTTGGCTGCAGCTCTCCAAGCTGAAATTAATCCTCAATAAAATTTTTAAAGGAAATATAAATGACAGTGATCGCAACGGGTACTCAGGCGTACTCCAATTTGGTCAAACGTGAATTCAGCCCGGAATGGGGCTACTGCAAAAAGCTGGTAACTGTTTACCAAGCTTCCCTTACTTCTCTTCCTGTTGGTGCTGTTCTTGGCTCCTACATTGACACCCCGGTAGGCACTGCTGGTGCTACTGTCGGTACTGGTAACGGTGTTATGGGTGCTATCACCATGACCTCGAATAAGAACTTGGTGCTTGGTACTTACACTCTGAAAATCGTTAAAGCTGCTGCTAACGCTGGTGATTTCGTTCTGCGTGATCCGAACGGTAAGGTTATTGGTGCAGGCACTGTAGGTGTTGCATTCAGCCAAGGTGGTTTTGCATTTACTCTGGCAGATGGCTCTACTGACTTTGCTGTTGGTGATCAGATTCCTATCGTTGTTACTGGTACTGAGAAGTACAAGCTGGTGGAAGACACTGCTACTGATGGTACTGAAAATCCGAAGGTTATCGTTGTTGGTGACGCTACTGGTCGTCCTCTGACCACCTCTGTTGCTGCTACCACGGATACTAAGGTTCTGGTTCTGTATCGTGGTCCTTGCGCTGTTGCCGATGGTGCTCTTACTTATGGTTCGTCTGTCTCCGCTGGCGCAGAAACTACTGCAATGAACGCATTGCTCACAGCTAACTCTGGTATTGACGTTCTGACTCAAATCTAATAACTAAAGGAAATAAATAATGTTGATTCGTAACCCTAGCAATACCTATGAGTTGGTAGACCTTACAGGTGCAGTACGTAACCTGCCTATTCAATATGGTTCGTTTAACGCTCTTGGTCTGTTTACTGAAGAACCTGTAATGGGTGACACCGTGGTGTTTGAAGAAACCACCCAAGACGGCGCTCTGTTGGTTGACATGGTTCGTGGTACTAAGCCGACCGCTGGTAAGGATGGTACTCGTAAGCTGCATAGCTTTATTGTTCCGCACTTCCCGAGCATCGACTTCATCACTCCTAAAGATTTGAAGCAAATCTCTGCTTACGACAATTTCAATGAAACTGAACAACTTGAGAAAGTTCGTGCTCGTAAGCTGCTCCGTCTGCGTCAAAACCACGACTGGACTCTGAATAAAGCTCGTGCTCAAGCTTTGTTCTCCGGCACTGCTTATGCTCCTAACGGCACTATCACGCAAGACTGGAACACTGAGTTCTCCGTAACTCGTACCGCTGTTGACTTTGACTTTGGTAACTCGTCTGCTGATATTCTGGCTAAATGCGAACTGGTGATCCAAGCCGTGCATGATGGTATGGGTGGTAGTGGTGGCTTTACTGACATTATCGTTCCTTGCCACACTGGTTTCTTCAACAAGCTGATTGCACACGCCTCTGTTACCGCTGCCTATAAATACTTTACGTCTATCCAACAAGGTTTGGACCCGATGCGTAGTCGCCTTGCTGCTGGTGGTAGTGCAGTTCCGAATGGTCGTCAATTCCGCTACGGTGGTTTGCTGTTCCAAGAAATCCGTGATTCGTACAATGGTACGGCTCTTTGCACCACGAACGAAGGTGTGGCAGTTCCCCAAGGCACTGAAACGTTCAAGACCTATTTCGGTTCTGCAGAACGCTTCGGTCTGGTGAATACGCTTGGTGAAAAGCTGTACGCATTTGAACAAGCTAACACGGATAACACGCAGATTACGATTGAAACTGAATCCAATCATATTAGCGCGTTGCTCAGGCCCAAAGCAGTTATCAGGTGCTATTCAGGGTCTTGAGTAACTAAATTGAGGCTTTGTTAAATAAACATTAACCAGTCTCTTAATTGAAGCTACCTGTTATACAGGTAGCTTTGCTAAAGGGATTGTAATGCAAGAAGTAGATGATTTTATAGGTAAGACTTTCAAGAATCTTACCGTAATAGAGTGGGATGGAGAACGCCAGAACGGAACAAAAGTTTACACCCTATTTTGCAGCCAATGCGCCACCGATCCTGAATTATTCGGTGATGGTAAGTTCAAATCTACCAAACACATGTTGACTCAAGGAAAGATGCCGTGTGGTTGTGGAAGAAATACTAAATGGACAGATAGCCAGTATAGGATAAGGGCAAATCGCGCTGCACGCTTGTTGGAACAAACCATCACGAGTTTTTCAGACAACTTTGAAGGTGTACGTACGAAGATAACCGTCAAGTGTAATAATGGGCATGAGTGGAATTCTAATTACAAAAATGTTCTAGAAGGATTAGGTTGCCGTAAATGTGCCAGCAACAGTAAACGTCCACCTGACGAAATTTACGTAGAAAAGTTCCTTAAGACAGGGGCTTACATGGAAGGTACGCTTTTTACTAGAACTGACAAAGTAGATTCCGGCGGTAAGAGTTATTGGCAATACTACTGTCCTGTATGTAGTAATGACGAGTTTGTAGCGAACGGTTCGTGCTCAGGTTTATTTGAGATTCACGTAGGTAACGCTCTTAAGGGCTGCAAGTCTTGTAGATGCTCTGACAAAATATTCTGGACTCAAGAGCAGCGAGAGTTTCAAATTGCACAGGCTTTATCGTACGACAGTAAGTACAAATTTCTAGGTTGGTATGACGAGTACAAAGGCTATTACAGTAAGCTTCGTATTGAATGTGATATTCATGGAGAGGTTCATGTTCCTGTAGGGTCGTTTGTTAATCGTAATATGCGATGCAAAGATTGTGCGATTAGTACTTTCAAAGAAAACCTCCCAGCTTACTTCTACGTACTACAAATCTACAAAGATCACAAACTATACACAGGTTACGGAATTACAAACAACATCAAAGTAAGAATTAATTCTCACCGTAGAAATCTTAAACTTAGAGGCTTTACGTTGCTAGATTCTAAACATTACAAGATAGAAGGAACCGAAGCAAGACCTTTGGAAAGAAGAGTGAAAGAGAGTTTTGAAATTACTGACTTGAATGTAGAAGGATTTCGTAGAGAAGCTACAGAAGCTCCTTTTAATTGCTTAGTAGATTTTGTAGAACAACTAATTAATAAAGGAGAGTAACTATGGCTGTTATTGATTTTACCTCAAATGTGGGCCGCCTACGCTTAAGACTAGGTGATGCGCTTGATCTTCAGATTTACCCTGATGAAGTATATCAGTCTGCCTTAGATGAATGTGACGGGAACATGCCTAGAGCTACTAGACTTATGGCTCAGTATATTTTAGCTGCCTTGAGTATGCGTGTTCATGAAAAAATCGGGGCTTTAGAGTGTTATGGTAACCAATTCTATAGTCAGTACCGGGACTTCATTTTAGCGACAATCGCTAACCCAATGTTCATGCAAACCGTTCCCATGCCTTATTCCTCCGGCATGGACGTTAAACACCCTATCCAACAATTCCAAGAGGACTGGAACGCCTGTTATGCCTCTGGCACAGAATCTCAACAACTGCACGATTTAGCTTCATGGAGTAGTGCTAATGGAAGCTTTTAAGCGTGTTGTAGAGAATATGATGAATCGTTATGGTGGTGAGGCTACTGTAACGGTCTTTTCAGATACTGGTACTTACGATCCTGATACATCTGAGTACACGGCTACAAGTAGAACATTTAAAGTTAAGTCTCTTATCTTTGACCTCACCCTGCAAAGCAATGGTATGCAAAGCATGCCTAACAGTCTAATCCTTGCAGGCGATAAGCAAGTATTCCTACAACCTATTACCAACGGTGTTCCTCTACCAGCCTTAAAAGCAAACAGAGACAAGATTAAGATTGGCACAGAAGAGTGGAATATTGTCACTCTAAAAGAAGTCAACCCATCTAACACAAACCGTGTGCTTATTGAGGCATACGTTCGTAAATCATAATTATTAAGGAAATAAAATGGCTAAATGGGCACACGCCGATACGCTCGACGGCGGACTTACTTCTATCAAAACTAATGCAACCCGTATGATTCTTATCTCTGCATATTCCGCTGGTGATAGTTATGCAACTGTTACAGGTAATGCTCTTGCTACAGTTACTATGGCTTCTGGAGATTATACGATTAGCACTTCTGG